CGTCGGCCTCCAGCCGCCAGAGACCAAACCACAGGGTGGGGCGGCTGTAGACGGGGAAGGCGCTCGAGCGATAGGGCCCGCGTTAGGTCAATCGTTCGCGCAACCCGTAAGGAGGAACCCTCAATGAGGGCAGCCGACCAGATGCTCAGCTCCTACATGACCGAGATCGAGGAGCGCAAGCAGTTCATCGACGGCCTCGTCGAATCGGCCAACGGCAAGGACCTCTCCGACGAGCAGCTCGAGCTCGTCAGCCGCGCCAAGGACAGGATCGCGTCCCTGAACCGGCAGATGGAGCCGATCGAGGAGGCACGCCGGATCAGCAGCGACTCGCAGGAACGGCTGGAGCGGATCTCGCAGGTGATGAACCAGAAGCCGCCGCAGGCGGTCGAGTACCGGTCCGCCGGCGACTACGCGCTCGACCTGTGGCGCGGCGGCTTCGGCGACAGGGACGCCCGCTCCCGGCTCGAGATCTACAACCGGGCCGCGTCCCACCAGACGACCGCCGACAACCCCGGCCTGATCCCGACACCGATCCTCGGCCCGGTCGTCGACTTCATCGACTCGAACCGGCCGCTCGTGTCGGCGCTGGGGCCGCGGCAGCTGCCCGGCCAGAACTGGGTCCGGCCGAAGGTGACCGTTCACACCAGCGTCGCGTTGCAGTCCGCTGAGAAAGCGGAGCTCGTCAGCCAGAAGATGACGATCGCGAAGCTGACGGCGACCGCCGCAACCTACGGCGGCTACGTCAACGTCTCCCGGCAGGACATCGACTTCACCCAGCCCGGCGTGATGGACGTCGTGATCACCGACCTCGCCGGCCAGTACGCGATCCAGACGGAGGCGGCCGCCGCGACAGCGTTCGCGGCTGCGGCAACAGCCGGCTCGACGCTGCCGACCGGCGCCAACACCGCCGACCAGGTCTCCCAGGCGTTGTGGGCGGCCGCGGCGGCGCTCTACACCGCCACCAAAGGCGTCGGCACCGTCTTCGCGGTCATCCCGCCCGGCCTGCTCGCCCAGTGGGGGCCGATGTTCCCGCCCGTCAACCCGTTCAACCAGCAGTCGCCCGGCTTCAACGCCGGCAACTTCTCGAGCGGCCTGATGGGCCAGATCGCGTCGATCCCGATCTATGTGTCGCCGGCGATCGCCACGAACACCGGCCTCGTCTTGAGCTCCGCGGCCGCCGAGGTGTACGAGGACCGGATCGGGTCGTTGCAGGTCGTTGAGCCGTCCGTGCTCGGCGTCCAGGTCGCCTATGCAGGGTACTTCACACCGCTCGTGATCGAGCCGACCGGCATCATCAAGATCACGAAGACGCCGTGATGGGCACCGTCTGGGACGACCCCAATCAGCAGGTCGTGCGGGCCGACGAGTCCGCGTCCTGGGAGGAGGGGACCGGCGGCGAGCCCGGCATGATCGGCGACCCGAAAACGGGGGAGCCGTCCGAGCTCGACGAGATGACGAAGGCGCAGCTCTTGGAGTACGCCCAGGGCAAGGGCTACAGCCCCGCCAACAACGGCATGTCGAAGGAGGAGCTGCGCGCCGTGATCGACGACAACGAAGGCGAGACCGGCTAGATGCCGTACGCGACGACCGCCGACCTGCAACGGGTGCTGGCGAAGCCGGCGCCGACCGCGTCGGAGTCGTCCGCGATGGACCGTGTCCTGAACGAGGGCGCAAGGGAGATCGACTGGGACCTCGCCTACGACCCCACGACGAACCCTGCGCCCTCGCCGGGCACCCCCGAACACGACCTCCTGGAAGAGGTCAACTTGAGCCGCGCCGTCGAGCTGTGGAACATGGAGTTCCGGCCGTTCGGGCAGCTGCCGGCCGGCGTCGACGGCCTCACGATGATGTCGGCCCGCGACAGCTGGGCTCGCCACCATCTCCGGCTCGAGCCGCTCCGAACCAGCTACCCGGTCGCGTGAGCCTGCTGACGCTGACCGCCGCGGTCGCCGCCCAGCTCGGGCAGCTGACCTCGCAGATCCCGGAGCTGCAGGTCACCTCGCAGCTGAACGACAACCCGACGCCGCCCGCCGTCGACCTCTACCCGGCCGAGCCGTTCCAGGACCAGACCGATTTCGGCCCGCTGATCCGGGCGGCGCTGTGGATCGTGCGGGCCCGCGTCACGAAAGCCGACCAGGACTCCGGCCAGACGCTGCTGCTGCAGATGATGGACCCCACCTCGCCGCTCTCGGTGACCGCCGCGCTCGCGTCGAACCCCGGCTTCGGCGGCGCCTGCCAGGACTCGACCGTCGAAGGGCCGCTGAACTGGGGCACGTACGGCGACCCGGGCGGCCAGGGAACCGAGCTGATGGGCTGCCAGTGGCGGCTGAGAACAATCCTCTGAAGGAGGGATACCGTTGGGAAAGTTCCTGCTCAAAAACGTCAAGGTGATGGTCGGAACCACCGACCTCAGCACGCACGCGTTCGACGTCGACACACCGTCGGTGAAAGACCAGGTCGACGTGTCCGGGTTCTCGCCGACCGGCACCCGCGAGTACCTGCCGGGGATGGCCGACCAGACGATCACGGTGCAGTTCGAGAACGACTTCGCCGCCCTGTCGGTCCACGCCACCCTGCAGGCGATGTTCGCGGCCGGCACGACCCAGGTCGTCTACGTGCAGCCGGACGCGACCGCGGCCGTCTCCGCAACGAACCCGGCCTACGGCGGCCAGGCGTGCCTGTTCGACTACAACGGCCTCTCCGGCGCCCTGAACGCACGGTCGGAGACGACGGCGACGTTCAAGCCGGCGCCGGGCAGCTCGTTCGTGTGGGGGCCGACGGTGCCGACCGTGGAGGAGGCCGACACCGCCGCGAAGACGGCCAAGTAATGCCGGTCATCGTCAAAGGGTTGCGGGACGTCAACGCGGCGTTCGCGCACACCGACCGTGAGATCCGGTTGGAGTGGCGGGCCGGCATGCGGCAGGTCGCCGAGCCAGTCCGCCGCGACGCCGAACTGTCGGCGCAGCAGTCGATCCCGAACATGGCGGCGTCGCCCCGCTGGGCCAGGATGCGGATCGGTGTCACCCGCAACATGGTCTATGTCGCGCCGCGGCAACGGGGCACACGGGGCCGCACAGCAGCCCACAGGCCCAACCTCGCCGGGCTGCTGATGGACCGCGCGATGCAGCCCGCTTTGGACCGGCACGAGCACGAGATCACCGGCCGGATCGAGCACCTGCTCGTCGAGGTCGCCGACGGTTTCAATGCCTGAGATCCACGTCAACGGCCGCGACTACCAGCTCGTCACGCTCGGCGAGTTGACGCTCGACGAGGCGATGCTCGTCTGGGACTACACCAAGCTGTCCCTCGACCAGCTCGGCGACCTCGAAGGCTTCCATCCGGGCCTGATCGCCGCCCTGATCCACATCAGCGTGCAGCGGGGCGAGCCCGGCGAGCCGTCGAGGCAGATTCGGCAGGTCGTCGGCAGGCTGCCGGTCGCCGAGCTCGAGAACGTGTTCATGGACATCAGCGAGGAGGTCCCCGACACGGACCCTCCTCCGACGGCGGCCTCGACGAACGGCGGTTCTGGCGACGGTTCCTCAACGTCTACGGAGTCGGCCCCGGCCGCCAGCCCCCGAGGCTCTACTGGCAGCCGTGGCTCGGCCACTGGTGCCACCTCCGCCCCGACGACCTCGGCGCGATGACACCGGCGCAGCTCCACGACTGTTACGCCTGGGTGTCGGAACAGGCGAGATAGATGGCTCGCAAGCTGATCGTCGAGGTTCTGCTCGACTCCGCCGCCTACAGCCGGCAGGTGAAGAAGACGCAGGCGGAGACGACGGCGCTTGCCGCCGACCTCAAGAACATCGGCCGCCACACCGCCACCGCCGCGGTCGGCTTCAAAGGGCTCGGGCGGTCGCTGGCGCTGATGACCGGCGGCTTCGTCGCGTTCGAGGGTGTCAGCCAGTTCCTCGGCGACTCCGTCAAGTTCGCTCAGGACGCGGCCGTCTCGCAGCGGCAGCTGGCCGCCCAGATGAAAACGTCGGGGGAGTCGTTCGCCGACTCGAGGAAACGGATCGAGGAGGCCGGTCTCAGCCTGTCCAGGTTCGGCTTCACATCCGAAGACAGCGCGCACGCTTTGACGGTCCTCGACCGCGGCACCCGCTCGATCAGCGAGTCGATCCGGCTGCAGGGGCTCGCCGCCGACATCGCCCGCGCCAAGAACATCGACCTTGCCGCGGCCGCGAACGTCGTCGCGAAAGTGTTCGGCGGCCAGGAGACCGCCCTACGCAGGGCGGTGCCCGGACTGTCGAAGACGGCGCACGGCATGGACCTGATCCGGCAGGCGCAGCAGCGGCTCGCCGGGCAGGCGGCCGCCGCGACGACCCCGAGCGAACGGTTCAACGCCACCTTGCACGAAACCGAACGGATCGTCGGCACCGCCCTCCTGCCGACCCTGAACCGGTATCTGACGCAGCTGTCGGTGTGGCTCGACAAGATGAACCGCTCCGGCCAGCTGCAACGGGACGTCAACCAGGCCATCAAGCAAGCGGTGCCCTTGGTCGACGATCTCGCCAAGGCGTTCACGGGGCTGGCCGGCGCGATCGGCGGCGCCGTGCGTCTGTGGAACCAGCTGCCGCACCTCAAGGGCAGGCCGTCGACACCGTCCCTGGCCGATCTCACCCAGCAGATGTTCGGGTTCCATCCCGGCTACGGCACCAACCTTTTCGCGCCGGTCTACGGTCCGCCGCGGCCGTCCGCGGCCCGCCCCGCCACCGCCGCCGCGGCCGCCGCGGCCGCCGCCGGCCGGCCGGCGCTGTCAGCCGCGCAGCTTCGTGCGATCGGCCTCGCCGGCACACCGTCGCTGGCGGCGTTGCAGGCGCAGCGCGGCTACGACGTCAGCGCGATCGAGTTCCTGAACCGCCGCTTCGACCAGGGCCGCGTCAGCGCCAAGAACTACACCGACCAGATGATCAACCTGAGGAACAATCTCGCGAGCGTCACCGCCCAGATCCGCGCGATGGCGAAGGAGCAGCAGAAGGCGGCCGAGCAGCACAAGAAGGCGGTAGGGATCCCCGGCCGTGTCTCCGGCTCCTATGACTTTCTGCAAACGAGCTACCAGCTGCCGCCTCGGCTCGAGCTCGCCCAGGCGCGCGCCGACGCGCTCGGCCTCAACCTGCGGCCGATCCTGATCCGGATGCGCGACGCCGCCTACCGGGCGTTGCGTTCAGGACATCTGGCGATCCAGGCGCAAACCGACGCCTGGAACGCGATCACCCAGATCAACGACCAGCTCAAGAACAGCGCCCGGAAAGCCGCCGCCGCGCAACGCAGGCAGGCGATGCAGCTGGCCGGCGCCTCCGGCGCGGAGTACCAGTTCGCGACCGCCCGCGGCGGCCCCACGATCCACATCGAGCACTTCTACAGCTCCGCCGCGAGCCCGCGCGCCCTCGAGGAGGAGATCGCCCGGCGGGCCCGCGCCCGCGCCCACGTCCGGCGGGGTGCGAGATAGCCGCCGTCGCGCCGGCGGTGTCGCCGACCGGCCCGACCGGCCGCTTCCACCTCGCGTTCAACCAGAACTCGTTGACGTGGGCGCCGACCTGGACCAGGATCGACAGCTACGACAGCCTGGTCACGAGCTACACGATCGACCGGGGCCGCCAGTACGAGCTCGACCGCACCGACACCGGCCGCGCCGTCGTCCAGATCGCCGACCGCGAAGGCATCCTCGACCCGACCAACGCGGGCGGCCCGTTCTACGGCCAGATCGAGCCGCTGCTGCAAGCGTTGATTTGCCGCCGCAACCCCGTCAGCGGCAGCTGGTACACCAGGTTCCGCGGCTTCGTCGAGGAGATGGACTATTCGTTTGATCCGTCGCAGCAGGTCAACCGGCTGCAGCTTTCGCTGGTCGACATCTTCGAGTTCCTGTCGGCGATCGAGCTATTCACGACCACGAACGGCGACACACCACCAACGGACCTCGACGCGGCCGACCAGATCTACTACCCGGCTCAGCCGATGGACGTCCGCATCAACCAGGTCCTCGACGAGTCGATCGGCCCGACCGCGAAAGCCGACTACACCGTCGTCTTCAGCGGCAACGTCGACGTGAAGGAGCAGATCTACTCGCCCGGCGAGTCGGTGATGACCGCGATCCAGGAAGCGGCCGACGCCGAGTTCCCCGGCGTCTCGAACGTCTTCACCGACCGGCAGGGCCGCCTCGCCGTCCACGGCCGGCTCGCGAAGTTCGACCCGGCCGGTGTCCTCGCCGGCGCCGCCGCCGGGGCCTGGGACTGGCACAGCTTCAAAGCCGGTGACGGCGCCCAGGTCGCGTCCGACCCGGCCAACTACGCCCACATCCGCCGCTTCAGCTTCAACCGCGGCCTCGCGAAGATCATCAACCAGGCGTTCGCGACCCCTTTGCGCCGCAGCGGCCCGGCGATCACCGGCCCGGAGATGACCGGCCAGATGGTCACCGACACCACCTCGATCGACACCTGGGGGATCCGGTCGTGGTCGGCGCAGGACCTGATCACCGCCGGCGGGCTGCTCGGCACACCAACAACCGACCTGCAGGAGACGAAGCTGTTCGCGACCTACTACGTCGAGAACTACGCCTACCCGCAGAACCGCGTCACCGAGATCGGTTTCCGGACGATGACCCCGGCGATGGCGGGCGCGAGCGAGAACTGGCGGCTGCTGTCCTTGGTCGACATCAGCGATGAGGTGCTCGTCACGATCGAGTCGCCCGGCGGCGGTTTCTTCGCCGCCGAGCCGTACTTCGTCGAGGGCGTCCACGAGCAGGTCGGGCCCTTGGTGCCCGGCTACGACGACGTCACCCTCACGCTGGATCTGTCGCCGCAGGCGTTCTACACCACGAACCCGTTCCCGACGTCGTGAAGCACCCGAAACCGATCATCCACGGCCGCGACCACGAGCACGGCGGCGCCGACCCGACCCACATCGTCTACGAGGACGTCGGCACAAGCGGCGGCGGCGGCGGATCGGGCGGCGAGCCGTTCGGCGTCGGCCAGCGGAAATCGTTCACCGCCGCCGCGAACACGACCACCCAGCTCGCCCCGTTCGACAACTTCGACGCGAGCGACGACACCGTCTACCAGAAGGACGCCACGACCGGCGCGATGAGGATCCTGAAAACCGGTCTCTACCGGGTCGAGGCGTGGCTCACCATGTACGCGCTGCCGGCGAACATCCCGCTCGCGACGGCGCCCTCCCTTTCGGTCAACACCGGCGGCATCGCGGCGCCGAACAGCGTCATCTCGCTGCCCGCCGGCCGCAACTCGTACGTCAACGGCCGCGCCACCGGCCCCGGCACCGGCCTCTGGGACCCCTACGCCGTCACCTACCTCAACGTCGGCGCCGCCCCCTACCTGATCTCGACGAGCCTGATCGGCAACGGCTCGACCGCGAACAGCTGGAACGTCGACTGGGCGATCCTGGCCGCAACCCGGCTCGCCGACTACACGGCCGCGCTCGACCTCTCACCGTTCGGGACATGACCAGCAAGTTCTCGAAGATCCAGTGGGGCGACGGGCTGACCGTCACCGACGAGGGCGCCGGCGTCATCCGCGTCGACGGCGGCGGTGGCGCCGGGCCGGCAGGGCCGGCCGGCCCCGCGGGCCCAACCGGTGCGACCGGTCCCGGCGTCCCGGCCGGCGGCACGACCGGCCAGGTGCTCGAGAAAAACAGCGGCACCGACTACGACACGGTTTGGGCGACCGCGACGGGCGGCGGCACGATCAGCTGGGAGGACGTCGGCGGCACCGGCACCGTCGCGATCCCGACCTCGATCGTCGACGCGAAGGGCGACCTGATCGCCGCGTCCGCGAACGACGCCGTCGCCCGCCTCCCGGTCGGCAGCAACGGGCAGGTCCTGACGGCCGACTCCACGCAGACATTAGGCGTCAAATGGGCGACAGGCTCCGGCGGCGGCGGCATCAGCCAGAGCTACGTTGGCTACAACACCGCCGGCGGGACTACCGACGCGATCGCGAACGCAGCCTACAAACAGGTTTACAAGCGGGTGACGCTCGCGGCCGCGGGGCTGCTCACCTCGATCGACAGCTATCTGCTCGGGAACGCCAGCAACGTCCACAACCTGTCCGTCGCCGTTTTCGACGACAACGGCGGCGTCCCCGGAAAGCTGATCGCGATCAACGCCGGCGGAGAAACAACGGGCGGAACGACGATCGTCAACGTCGCCCTGAATACCACCGCCCGCTGGCTGAGCGTTCCTGTCGGTGTCTGGCTGCCCGCCGGCACCTACTGGCTGATGATCAGCGGCGGCAACAACCTGACCTTGCACTACGACGGCAGCGGCAGCGACTACACCGCATCGAACGCCGTCACCTGGATCAACGAGAACACGGCCCCATCCAGCAGCAGCCGTAAATACTCGATCCGCGGCTCGCTGGTGTCGTAGCGATGGTGATGCAGCCGTTCAGCGAGATCCAGTTCGGCGACGGCCTCGCCGTCACCGACCTCGGCAGCGGCCTGATCCGCGTCGACGGCTCTGCCGGGCCCGCCGGGCCGACCGGCCCGGCAGGCGCAACAGGCGCGACAGGCCCGGCGGGTGCGACCGGCGCGACGGGCCCGGCGGGGGCGCCTGCCTACCCGACCCCGGTCGTCAACGGTCAGTGGATCAAAGGCGTCGGCGGTGCGGCCGCCTGGGCGCCGATCGCCCAGGCCGACCTGCCGCTGATCCCCTACGGAACGTCGCTGCCGGCGTCGCCATTCGACGGGCAGGAGGCGATCCTCGTCAACACGGTCACCAATCCGGCTTACCAATGGCGGTTCCGCTACAACGCTGGCTCAAGCTCGGCGTACAAGTGGGAGTTCGTCGGCGGGAGTCCTGCGTTGACGGCGCAGGGTGCGGCACACTCGAATATCAACACAGGCGGGTCGTGGGTCAATCTCGCCAACATGGCGGCCTGGACGGTGCCGCGGGCGGGGGAGTACTACTACTTTTTGAGCGCACTTGGCCAGACGTTCAATGGGGTGCAGGGAAACCTTCAAGTCGGGATCAACGGTTCCGCGGTGCTCACCTGGGCAGCGCCGTCGGGCACGCCAACGTTTTTCGGGACGCAGTCGATGAATCAGACCGCGGTGGCCGCTACGGCATCGCAGGTCTGGACGCCTCAGGTGCTTTCCACGGCCGCAGGCGCGAACTGGTCGGCAAGCGGCTGCGTCCTGGCGGTGGTCCCGATCAGGGTCTCATAGACCGTGTCCGAGTGGTATGAGGTTCCGTACAAGGGCGGCCCGATGGCCGTCCCCGCCGCGTACTTCCCCCGGCCGCTCTACCCTCCTGATGCCTCGGCGTCGGGAAGGCGCCCGTCGACCGACGGCCCCGACGTCGAGGCGTACAAGCGCACGGTGTGGCGGCTCGGCCGCTGGCCCGGCCCCGCCTCCAACTTCGACCGGGCCTACAGCAATGCGTTCGCGCACGGCAAGGGCGGCAACGTGATCGAGACGGGTGTCGCCGGCTTCCAGCGGCAGATGCGGATCGACGACACCGGCTGGGTCGGCAAGCACACCTTCAACGCGCTCGCGTCGGCGCGTGTCCCGGATCAGCTGCCGCACGGCGGCGAGATGGGCATGGACGCGAACGCCTGCAACCTGGTCGCGCAGGCCTATGAGCTCTACGGCGGCGAGGAGCCCGACGAGCCGCAGCCGGGTAAGACGACCCGTGCCCGGGCGCTCGACGCGGCGATCGGCGACCTCGGCGCCAAAGAGTCGCCGCCCGAATCGAACCGGACGAAGTACGGCGGCTGGTACGGGATGGACGGCCAGCCGTGGTGTGCCATGGCCGTCTCGTACTGGTACGAGGTCGACGCCGGCGGCTCGCCCAGCTTCGCGAAGGCGAGCTCCTACAGCTACTGCCCGTACATCGTGAGTGATGCCCGCAACCAGCGCAACGGCCTCTCGGTGACCGGCAGCCCCGTCGCCGGCGACCTTGTCGTCTACGACTGGGGCTTCGACGGCACCTACGACCACGTCGGCCTGTTCGAGCAGTGGGTGTCCGGCAACGCGTTCACCGCGATCGAAGGCAACACCTCCGTCGACAACGACTCGAACGGCGGCGAGGTGATGCGCCGCCAACGCGCCGTCCCGAACCAGGCAACCCTGTTCGTCCGTGTCGCGGAGCCGTGAGGCTCGAGCTCGCGGCTGTCCTCGCCGGCGCCGCGCTGCTCGCGCTGACGCTCGTGCTCGTCTACAGGATCGTCCGCCGCGACCGCGGCGTCCGGATCACCCGGCTCGGCGTCTTCGTCGAACGAGAACGGTACGAGGACGAACCGGAGCCGGAGCCGCCGCCGGTGTGGCCCGGCTCCGACGACACCGTCGATCTGCCACCCCGGCGATAATCCACGGGCGGGCGGCCGTGGTCCGGCGACCTTCCGGCCGCCTGCCTAGTCCCGCTCCTGCTGCCGCGCCTCCCGCAGCAGCTCATGCACCCGCGTCGGCGACAGGCCTGCGGCGGCGGCGATGTCCCGGATCGACTCGCCCGAGTGTTGCGCCCGCAGCATCGCGTCGCCGAGCTCGAGCCTCGTCTTCTCCAGCCGGGCCCGGACACGCGCTACGCGCCGAAGATCACTTTGCGCCACCACAGAAACACTCCCAGCCGGAACAAACCGGTTGCGTGACTGTTCGGAAATCCGAACAGTCTACGATCAGTCCCGCAAACTGCGTTGATTCCGTCTCCAGGACCCCTACACAAACCCGGGCTGCCGTGGTTAAGTGCCCCCAGTCCCGTATGTGTCGAAAGACACTGTCGGCCGCCACGACAACCAAACGGCAGGGAGAGCGTCGTGGTGGCTGCTGGCATGAACGGGAACACTTTGAGGCTGCGGCGGGCAGCGGCTGCGGGTAGGCGGCGGGCCGGCCGGACTCACCGGCTGGCGGGGTATCCGGCCGGACCCGCCGTATGAACAATGCCGTTTTGGTCGCCGCCGCCGCGGTCGCCGTTGTGGCGCTGCTGCTGCTCACGCTCGAGCTCGCCGCGGCGATGGGGAGACGGCGCCGCCGCCGCGAACGGGCGCTCCGGCTGCGGCGGCAGGCGCAGCAGGAGGAGCGGCTCGGCCGCCTCCTGGTCCGCCGTGAGCTCGACGACCTCCGGCGCCGTGACATGGCCGCTGTAGACTTCCCGGACACGTTAAAGAGCCCGGCGCCGCCGAAACGGCCCGGGCACGGCACAGGAGGTACGAGCTCCCATGCAACATCGATCCTACGGGGTCGCCCGTGAGGCGCGCACCCGTCTACGACGCCCCCGGGCTGGGGTTTCTCTTGCGTGACCTACGCCACATGCAGGCGGAGGCCGCCCAGGATCTCGAGGACTGGCTGATCTTCCTCGACCTCGAAGGCAAAGCGGGCCGCACCCTCTACGCCTACCACCGCGAGCTCGCCCGGCTGCTTCGCGCCTACCCGGAGCACGAGATCGGCGACTTCACCGCGACCGACGTCAACGCTCTGCTCCAGCAGGTGCCGCGACGTTCCCGCCACATCAGCCGTTCGATCTACAACAAGTTCTTCGAGTGGGCGCTGCTCGTCGGCCGGATTACGATCACGCCGATGTCGCAGGTGGCGAAGATCAAGCATCCGCCCCGGCACACCCGCGAGATCTTCACGCTCGCCGAGGTCGCCCAGCTCGAGTCGCTCCGCTCACCCGACGGCAACCTGTTCGCGGTCCTCTTCGGGTCCGGCCTCCGCCGCGGCGAGGCCCGCCGGCTGCGGCTCGAGCACGTCGACCTTGGCCGGCGCCGCCTCTCGGTCATCGGCGGCAAGGGCGGCAAGGACCGCGTCGTCGCGCTGACCCCGTCCGCGTTGCAGGCGGTCGCCGACCTCACGATCACCGAAGGGCTGAACCCGGAGGACCACCTATGGGGATCGAGGCCGGGCGGCGGCAACGTCGTCGTGCGCCGCTGGCCGATCGGCAACACCACCTTCGAGACGTGGTATCGCCGCTGCATCGAGACGGCGGGCGTCCCGTACCTCAGCCCGCACACCACGAGGCACACCTACCACGAGCTGATGCGGCTCGCCGGCCTCGACCTCGAGGAGCGGCAGCTGATGATGGGTCACGCGTCGATCAGGACGACCGCCGACATCTACGGCCACCTCGACTTCGACGCCGTCGCGGACAAGCTCACCGATTTCAGAATAGAAAACGTCTAAATAAAATGCCCGCAGAATCTCACCGGAACATTTGGCTCAACCATGGGGAATGTGCGCCGGTGTTCTCTCTAAAGGCGTGTAGTGCCCTGAGGGCCGTTTCGGCCCGAAACCGCCCGAACCGGTGCGGCAACGGTAGCGGCTGTGGGCGAAGCGGAGCCGGACCGGTTGGGGCCGGTTGCGGCTCCGCTTCGCCGGCTGCCGACCGCTCGAGGCAGCCGGACGGCCGGGGGCTATGGCGGCACCGGCCACACCTCCAGAGGCCCGGCCCGTCTCTTCCCAGATGCCGGAGCCGGGCCTCTGCAGGGGGTTGCCCGCACCGCAAACAGCAGGCGATCGACCGGCAGTTCGCCGCCGCCCCGCTACCGGAGAAGCAGCGGTGAGCGCCTGGGACTTCGACCAACTCCGAAAGCAACTCGCCGCCGCCGAGGCCCGTGTGAAACGCGCAGAGACGGCGCTGCGGGAGATTGCCGAGAAGGCGCAGTTCGCCAAGACAGTTGCAGCAGCCCCCGACTACGACGAAGAGGCGATTAGAGACGCACTATGGGCAGTCGTCGCCGCCGCCCCGCTACTGGAGAAGCAGCGGTGAGCGCGGCCGCGAAGCTGACCGTGGCCCGGGCCTTGTTCGCCGACGTCGAAGCCGACCTCGACCGCTCCCTCGACCCGGCCGCCCTCGAGCTCGGCGTCGTGATCGCCGTCCTGATCGGCCAGCTCGCCGACCGGCTCGAAGACGGCGGTGAGCTCGAGGAGGCCGCTGTTGCCTGAAGCGGAAATCTCCCGCGGCGCCGCCGTCGTCCTCATCGCAGCTTTGGCCGCCGCGTTCGTCGTCTCGGTTGTCGCGAGCGCCGGCGAGACGCGTTACCACGACCCCGGCGAGCTGATGAACGCCTTCCAGTGCATCCACCGCTTCGAAGGCGCCTGGGACGCGGACACCGGCAACGGCTACTTCGGCGGCTTACAGATGGACGCGACGTTCGAGCGCACCTACGGGCGCGAGTTCGTGCAGGCGTTCGGGCACGCATCAAACTGGCCGCCCGCCGTCCAAATGGCCGTCGCGATCAAAGGCTACCTCGACCGCGGCTTCACGCCGTGGCCGAACACCGCCCGCCTCTGCGGGCTGCTGCCATGAGCGCGCAGGCGGCGGCGAACGTCGTCGCCACCGTCATCTCGCCCGCTGGCGGTGGCGGCGGCCTACTTAGGGTAGACGCTGCCGAGCGGCAGCTGATCGGTCTGCGGCATTGGTCGTGGCGTCGGCTCGGGCCGCACGCGTGGGATGACCCGATCCATCTCAAAGAGACGCGCCGCCGCGGGCTGGCCGCGCCGAACCCGATAGGCGAGTTCGATCGCCGCACGCTTCGCGGTCGTCGTGATGCCCTTGCGCCGATTGTCGGTTTGGCAGAGCGGCCGCGTATTGACGCCCCAGACCGGAGCTGCATCACGATCGATGACATCGACGGTCAGGTCCTGGATGCCGTTCGGCATCTCAGCGAAGGCCTGGCCACAGCCCGGGCAGTTGCCGGCATAGGCGTGTTCGAGTTCGCCCGCTATGCGGACGAGCTCCCAGCCGTAGTCGTGCTCGAGCGTCGGGACCGAGATGCCGAGTCGGCGGGCATGGCTTCGCCGAGTCGTGCGCGCCTTCACGACCCAGCGGTTCGCGAGCTTCCGAGCGTCGCGCGTCTCCTGCTGGCAAGGGATACAGGGCTCCGCCCCGGAGATATATCTCCGGGGCGTGAAGGCGTCTGCCGGCAGCCAGTAGCCGCAGCTGGGGCAGAGACAGGAGAGCTTGGGCGCAGCCATACAGGGTTGGCTCGCCCGCCGAGGCCAGTAAACCAGCCGAGGCGGACGGCGTGAAGGTCGGTGATCGTGTGATGACGCCGCTCGGGTTCACCGGCACGATCACCGGCTTCTTCGAGACCACCTACCACGGTGCCCACATCAGGTTCGACCGGCCGCAGATCGCGAACCCCGACCACTACTGCCCCGAAACCGGCCCCTACCCGCTCAGCCTGCTGACCCCGATCCCCGAGGAGAACACCGATGACAAGCCCTGAAACCCCACCGCCGGACAACCTTCCTGTCCTCTACGCCGCCGACCTGGAACGGTTTAGAACGGTCGGCTGGTGGCTGTCGCTGGCCGAATCCGGCGAAAAGAGCGCGCGCGCGCAGGGCGCCGCCGCCGCGCTGCGGCTCTATTACGCCGACTCGCTCGAGCTCCCACCATTGGCCGCCGCCGAGCTCTCGGTCATCAACGGCCGCCTATTCGTCGGCGCGAAACTGCTGCGGGCGTTAGCGGCGCAACGCGGCTACCGCGTCACCAAAATCGAATCGACCGCGGAAACATGCACTGCCGCGCTCGTCGAAGTCGAGACAGGCGAGGAGGTCGGCCGCTCCACGTTCACGATCGACGACGCCAAGAGGGCCGGGCTGATCAAAGACCGCTCCGCCTGGAACAGCCACCCGGCCCGGATGCTGTGGGCGCGCGCATCGAAGTACGTTCTCGACGACTACGCACCAGCGATCACCCTTGGGATCTACACCGATGACGAGCGCGCCGAGATCCTCGAGCAGCCGGCGCCGCTGCCCAACGACGAGACCTGGGCTGACTTCACCCCTGAGGTCGTATCGACCTTGGACGTCGAGTACGACGACGAGCAGGAGACGTTGAAGGAGCTGCTCGAGATGGAAGGCGACGAGGAGGCTGCGACGCCGGGGGAACCAGAACCGAAACCGGCGAAGTGAACCCCGACCAGATCGCGCTCCCTTTGCCGCCCGAGCTCCGGCGGCGGCTCCGCTACGGCGACTTCCCCGAGGACTACTGACCGCGTGGACGGCCGGGGGGAACAGTGGATCGTCGTCCCGAACTGGGACAAGTTCCAGCACTACAAAGACCGCAACCCAGTCTGGCTCAAGCTCTACACCGAGCTGATCGAGAAGGACGAATGGAACCGCCTCGAGGCGCTCGAACAAGCTCTTGTCGTGAACGTGTGGATGCTCTACGGGCTCACACAAGGGCAGGTCACGGTCACGACGGCGGCACGACGCGTTCCTTACAGGATCTACACGCGAACATGGGATTCGCTAGTACGACACGGTTTCATCCAACTCGCTGCTAGCAAACCGCTAGCACTTCGCTATCCCAGATTAGAAGTAAGAGAAGAAAAGAATTACGCGCGCACGCGCGAGACAAAAAAGCAGCCCCAGCCGACGGCCGCGGAGCCGCGCTCGAACGCGGCCGCCTACAAACCGTTCGACGACGGCACCGACTGGCCCGCGTGAGCGACAAAAGCGAAGCGTGGGCGTGGGCCCGGATCCAGGAGCTCGAGCAGCTCGTGCAGCAGCTGCGGTGGGATCTGAACACGCAGCGTCACCGCGCCGAACTCTGGAAACACCGCTGTCTGCGTAACACCGGGCTGCGTAAATGACCGACGATGTCATCCCCGGCAAGGTCCCGAAGCATTGTTGCGCCTGCGGCCAACGCGTCTACAGCTCGAAGCACAGCTTCCAGCACCACTGGGAGAACGGCGAAGAGTACGTCTGGCACGTCAACTGCCTGCCGCCGTGGAAACGCGAAGGCTGGCCTAATGATCGTCAGGCTAAAACGGCTTGAGCGGCCCGGGCTCGGGCCGCGCCGGCAGCAACGCCACGCAGAGAACACCGAGCCAGCCGAGGAACAAGCCCCATGCGAATCCGGCCCGGTGCTTCGGCCTCCCGATCTGGTGGGCAACGTAGATCGCCAGCGCCCAGAAGAAGCCGATAACGAGGAGCAATCCCACAACGTTCCTTTCGTCGAAGTTCCCAAGCCGCAGCATGCGGCAAGGTTCACCAGCAACCCTAGCCGCGGCCCGACACGATCCGCCCTACCCGAACGGGTAGTACCGTTGAAGGCGGGCCGTGTCCGCTCGTCGAAGTGTCGGACACGGCCCTATTCACACGCATGACTATTTGTGCATAATCGCTGCATAACGCGAGAAGGGAGCCGCATTGCGTATGCACCGCGAAGATCCCACGCCGCCACAGCCCGACCCGCAGCCCGAGCCCGACGACGACGAGTAGATGCCGGCGATCACGATCGACACGATCGCCAGGGTCACGATCGCGGTCGTGCTGATCATCGCGCTGTTCCACGGCTTCGGCTGAAATGGGGGGCCCGTTTTTTGGTGTGGCCCCCGGGATGACCCCCGTCCCTCGCCAGATTCTCTCTCTCTCGCGAGAGTCCGGCTGATGCCGGCGCAGGCCCGGCTATCGTCGACGATGCGCGGCTACGGCCGCCGGCATCAGGCGATCCGGGAGGAGCTCGAGCCGCTGGTGCTCGCCGGCGGTGTTTCGTGTGCACGTTGCGGCGAGCCGATCACGGACAACAACTGGCATCTCGGCCACACCGACGACCGGACCGGCTACACCGGGCCGGAGCATGCGCGCTGCAACATCCTGGCGGCCGGCGAGAAGGCGGCGCGGATGCGGTGGTCGCCACCACCGCCGCCGGAGCCCGAGCCGGAACGAGAAGGTCTCGCTGCCGATCATCCGTGCTGGCGGGTGTCGTGGCTCGACGGGCTGCTCGAGCCGCCGCCGGACGCTGTCTGGCCGCGTTATATGACGGCGCCGCACCCGGCCGCGACAGGGTCGCTGGGGCCGGAGTTCATCGAGTGGGCGGAGGCTCGAGAGGAGAGGCCTTTGCGGTGGTGGCAGCGGCTCGTCGCGACCAGGCTGCTCGAGGTCGACGGGGAAGAGCTCGTCTGGGGGACGATGCTGTTGACGATGGCCAGGCAGCTCGGTAAGTCGTGGCTGCTCCGCGAGCTGCTTTTGTGGCGGATGCATCAGCGTCAGCGGTTCGGGGAGCCGCAGGACGTGATGCACATCGGCAAGGATCTGCAGGTCTGCAAGGAGATTCTGCGGCCGGCGTTGTTCTGGGCCGACGAGCGGCCCGGCTACAAGACAGGCCGGGCGGCCGGCGAGATGTACATCGAGCTGCTTGAGGATCATTCGCGCTGGATGCTGCGCGCGAAAGGGTCGATCAACGGCTACTCGGCGAACGTCGCGGCTGTCGACGAGGCCTGGAAGGTGCCGACCGACACCGTTACCGAGCTGACACCGATCCTGACGGCGAGAAACCAGCCGCAGCTGTGGCTGATCTCGACGGCGCACCGTGACGCGACCGCGTTAATGCTGGCGCGGCGGAAGGCGGCGATCGAGCATCTCGAGACCGACACGAGCACGTTGCTCGTCGAATGGTCGACGCCAAAGACGGCGGACATCGGCGACGTCTCGGGCTGGCGGCTCGCGTCGCCGCACTGGACCAGGCAGCGGGAACGGCTGATCCGGGAGGAGCTCGACGCCGTGCTCGCCGGCACCGCCGAGGTGTACGAGGGCGAGCCTGACCCGCAGCAGGGATTCCAGGCGCAGTGGCTGAATCGGTGGCCCGACAGGACGATGTCGCTCGGGGCCGGCGAGCCGCTGCTGCCGCCCGGCCTGTGGGCGTATCTCGCGGAGCCCGGTCTGCGAGGCAGCGGCCCGCTGCACGTGACGGTCGAGGATGATTTCGGCAAGGGCGCCGCCGTCGCGGCGGCGGCCATGCTCGACGACGGCCGCCTCGAGGTCGACGGCTGGCTCTGCCCCGACTGGGACAAGGCCATGCTCGAGGTGTTACGCCTGGCTGCGTTACGCGAGATCCGGGAGCTGCTCGTCGGCGCGTCGCTGCTGGCCAGGGTGCCGCAGGAGATGACACCGGAGCCGCAGCCGGCGGGGAGCGCTGAGACCCGGCTCGGGCTGCCGCTGCTGCGTGACCTCGCAACGAACGGGATGGTCGCCCACGCCGACGACACCGACGACCTCGACCTGGCCGTCACGCAGGCGCAGGTGAAACAGCTCACGAGCGGGTTGCAGCTGCAGTCGGGCCACGCGACTCATCTCGTCAAGGCGATGCTCTGGGCCGTCTACGCCGCGCATGCGCCGGAGCCGGTGCCGGTGATCTTCTGATGGCGTTCTGGACGCGAGGCATCAGGCCGCAGGACCCGGAGATCCCGAACACGAACCCGCCCGGTGTGCCGCCGGCGAGCGTCGGCCCGCCGGACGCGGTCCCGGGTGACCCGTCCGGTGTCGTCATCACCGGCCCCGCCGACCCTGGGGCGGCGCCGCCGCCCCGGATCATCCCGTCGGCCTGGTCCGGGTGGCCGTCGGACTGGGCGACGCCGCTGTGGAGCTCGCAGAGCCTGCAGATGCTGACCGACACCGCCTGGATGTGCGTCGACCGGAACGCGTCGGTGCTGTCGGCGATGGCGCCGTATCTCGTCGACGCCGCACCGACCCTGTCGGCGGACTGGCTCAACAACCCTGACCCGGACGTCTATACGAGCTGGGACGAGTTCTGCAAGTCGGTGTTCTGGGATTACCAGGCGGCCGGTGAGGTGTTCGTTCTCGCGACCAGCCACTACTCGACCGGCTGGCCGGCGCGTTTCCACGTGGTGGCGCCCTGGTACGTCGAGATCGACATCCGCAACGGGATCCGCAGCTACGAGATCGGCGGCGACGACGTCACCGAGGACATGCTGCATATCCGCTACCAGTCGACGGTCGGGTACGCGCACGGGATCGGCCCGTTGGCGGCCGGCAACATGCGGATGATCGCCGACCAGGTGCTGACCCAGTACGGGACGAAGCTCGCGACGACCGGCGTTCCGACCGGCATCCTGACCTATCCCGGCAACATCAACGCTGAGCAGTCCGCACTCCTGCAGGCACAATGGGTGGCCGCCCGCCAGTCGACGATCGGCGAGCCGGCCGTGCTCGGTGGCGGCCTCACCTGGACGCCGACGCAGCTGAACCCGTCCGAGATGGCGCTGCTCGACCTGCTCCGGTTCAACCAGGCCCGGATCGCGGAGCTGCTGGGGATCCCGCCGGTGCTGGTCGGTTTGCCGACCGGCGGCGACCCGATGACCTACCGCAACGTCGCGATGCTGTACGACCAGCACTGGCGGTCCGGTTTGCAGCCGAAAGCCAAGTATGTGATGGCCGCCCTCTCGAACTGGCTGCTGCCCAGGGGGACGACGGTCGAGCTGAACAGCGACGCCTACGTCTCCGGCGACGTGCTGGAGCGGGCGCAGGCCTACCAGATCCTCGCCGGCATCGTCGACCCGGTCACCGGCCAGCAGGCGTTGACGGTCGGCGAGATCCGGGAGGCGGAACGATTGGGCAGATCGACACCGGGGGTGTTAGCGGGATGACCGAGGAGCTCGAGTACCGGGCCGCGACCGTCGCGGACGTCAACTTTCCGAAACGAACGATCGAGCTGATCGTGATGCCGTACGAGTCGCCGACGCAGGTCGGCCACCGCGGCCGCATGATCACCGAGGTCGTCAGCCGCGGCGCCTACGACGGTGTTGAACGGCGCACGAGCCGGATCCGGGTCAACCGCGACCACGACCTCCGCCGCGTCGTCGGCAGGGCGTCAGCGTTGCACCCGTCCCGCCAGGAGGGCCTTGTGGCGGAGCTCCGGATCGCGAACACACCGCTCGGCGACGAGACGCTCGCGCTCGCCGAAGAAGAGATCCTGGACGCGTCCGCCGGCTTCGCGCTGCTCCACGACGAGACCACCGGCAAGATCAAGGACGGCGCCGAGGTGTGGGAGACCCAGACGCGGCGGCGTCTCAACCATTTGTGGCTCGACCATATCGCGATGACACCGGACCCGGCCTACGAGGACGCCCGCGTGTTGTCGGTCCGCAACGCCGAGCACACAGCCGCGGAAGGGACACCGAACCTCGACAGCCTCAAGCTGGCCGAGCTCGAAGAGTTGTACGCGTCGATCGACAGGCGCTATGGTTTGCGGTAGCTAGATCGTCGGCCTCCAGCCGCCAGAGACCAAACCACAGGGTGGGGCGGCTGTAGACGGGGAAGGCGCTCGAGCGATAGGGCCCGCGTTAGGTCAATCGTTCGCGCAACCCGTAAGGAGGAACCCTCAATGA